GACTCTGATGCGAACTCGTATACGCAAATCGCGCGAAGGTGGTGTGAAGGTGATGACCACTTGGCCATCTACTGTCCCGAACTTGGGACCTATCGCATACACCATGACGCGAACTTGCATAGACGAGTTACATCCTGGCCCTCCCTACCGTACTGGTGGTCCGCTGTCTATAACGAAGTCCGACTACGTAGTCGGATACAGCGAACATCTCTCATGCGGAAGTCCTTCCATTGGTAGTCAGTATTCGGGGAAGTTTTGGTTATCCCCGACGCTGATTAGCACTGTGCCTTTTGGTCCTCTCAGCGACTCGTCGCTGATGGCCTGGGGCGTGAAAGGATATAACCGTGGCCTCCCAGTTCACAACGTTGTGAACTTGGGTCAAGCCGCCGTCGAGTTGAGGGACCTTGGTGGGATGCTTGAGAGCACCCATCAATTCTTCTCTCAGTTCAAGACGATGGCAGGCAAGTCGCCTAAATTCTGGGCGGAAGCGTGGCTAAATAATGCTTTTGGGCAAATCCCGTTTACTAACGATCTGATCAGTCTCTTGACTGCTCAGCGTCAGGTAGCGAGACGCTTGGAGTATTTAAAGTCACATAACCGCAAAGAGATTAAGCGGCACTTCGATCTAAGCCACTCCTATGCTAGGACTCGTGTCAGCTCGACAGAGACCTATGCCTCGTTGCAGCCGGTATTAGCTTCCGGCTTCTACAACTTGGATGGTAAGCATAACGGTAACGTTGAAACCTGGCTAACCGAGGAGACTCGCATCTGGTTTGATGGAGTCTTCACGTTTAATATTCCAGGGCTTAACGTTCCGAACATCGACCCGCGACTAAAAGCGAAGTTGATGGGATTGGTCCCAGACGCCAACCTCATTTGGAAGGTGACACCATGGACCTGGTTGATCGACTGGTTTTCCAGCGTGGGCGCTTCTGTCCAGAACTCTAGCTTGATGCAAGAGTATGGCGAAGTCGCAAAATCGGCATATGTCATGTATCATCGTAAGATGGTGTATGACACATATGCCTTCCAGTATGTGAAGGCAGGCGGAAGCAATTTTGCCTCGCCCGTCACATTGGTAGCACTTAGTGCGCGTTCTGCGTACGAAGTGAAGCAGAGGGGAGTCGCTAGCCCTTACGGGTTTGGGATTACCTGGGACGGTTTTAACGCCTTCCAGTTGTCCATCCTAGCGTCTCTCGGCATTACCCGTGGCCATGGTGGCCGCGGTCATACCTAAATCGAAAGGAATGTCTATGTCTTTCTCCGATCCTACGACCCTTAATCTTGGGTCGACTGTCTCCCAAACTGGGGGCACAGCTACTGCACTCGCAGTAACCGATCGTTCGGCGCCGTTTACGGGGCTTTATGCCTCGTCCGACGGTCTCACTAAGCTGAAGGTGTCCCATTCCTATGGGTCCCGGAAGCGCAGCGAGATGCGTCTGGACTTGGTAACCACGTATACGGATCCGACTACCGGTCTCGCGAAGGACATTACGGCTTCCGCTTATCTCGTTCTCAATCGGCCTAATGCTGGGTTTACTTCGACCCAGCTGAAGTCGTTGACGACGGGTATTTGCGGATACTTTGGTGTCGCCGCCAATATGGACAGGATCATCGCCGGTGAATCGTGAGATTCCCCGGCGCCTGTCCTACCACGTTCTAGTGGTCGGCGTCGCAGTAGGGATTGGGTTAATCCCTTGGCTGCTGAGCGGATGCTCGTTGGTGACCAGTCATGGCACCATCGTGTACACGCCCTCGCAGCCTTGAGAAGATGTAGACAAGCAAGACTCTAACCCTAAGAGGGCGCGATGAAAAGCTTGTTAACTATCCTTTCAATCTTACAGGATGCTCAGAGTCTTCTGGGCATCGACACAAGACGCGACGGCGAAACATTGCTGTCGCGTACTAAGCACGAGGGTGTGTCGTTCTTGACGATCACCCTTCCGGGCTTTTCTTCCTGGCTCGAACAGAGCCTTGAGGCGGGCCTAGCGCTTCCGACAATTACCTCGAGCTTTCGAGCTCTCGGAAAATCTGTCTTACCCTGCTTCTTGCAGGGGTTGACGAAGCGTGTGTTTGACCCTAGAAGTGGGATCATCCTAACTATGGCTGATCCAATGGCCGTTAAAGTCTTACGGTCATTTTGTGCGAGCTTCAAGAAGCTTAAGCACGGCTGCACTGAGAAGCGCAACCGGGCTGCTATCGAGAAGTTTGTTGCCACTGATAGTGGTCTTCCAGAACACATCAAACTAGACAATGTGACGCGTTCCGTCGCACATGTTGTCGTCACGTCGCTCAAGTATTTTGCTCAAGATGATCACCTACCCAAGCATGGGCCAGGTGCTACTTACGAGCGGCTTCTGGGAAACCAGAAGTTTAAGCAACGTGGGTTTTATGAGAGATGGCAAGGTGTAGTCGACCAAGACGAACTTTATGGGTACGCCTATGAAGGATGTCGAGCTACTACCATCATTCGGGAAGTCGATGAGCGGCCTTGCCGCTTATCGTTGGTTCCGAAGACTCTGAAGTCGCCCAGGCTTATAGCCGTGGAGCCTGTTGCCATGCAGTATGGTCAACAGTTGATTGCTTCTCGGATTATAGCGGCAATGTCTGCTTCTCCTTTGACCAAGCACATCGATTTTACGGATCAGTCCGTGAATCGAGAGTTGGCTCGGATAGGTAGCATTGACGGGTC